GCGGTACTCAATATCAAGGTGGTATTGGTCGTGTAAGCACAGAAAACGGAAGTTTTGGAAAAGGGTGTTCTGCTAAAGATTCAACTGGCGAAGGCGGTGGAGGTGGCTGGTTTGGTGGTGCAGGAATGAATGGTGCGGGAGCAGGTGGAGGTGGAAGTGGCTACGTATTAACTAAAGATAGTTATAAGCCTACTGGCTACACACCAACATCTGAATATTATTTTGATAATGTTGTTATGGAATCTGGTGGAAATACTGCTAGTGCTTATGGTTATGCCCTAATAACATTACTACAAGCATTACCTTTTTTAACCGTATCCTCTTATAACTCAACTACAGCAACATTCAAAGCCGACCACACAGACCCAGCATTGTTAACTAAAATAGAATACTTTATAGATGATGTATTAAAAGAAACTATCACAACAGATTTAACAACAGAGAAAACAATTAACTATACATTAGAAGATAATGCTCTACACACACTTAAAATAGTTGTTACAGACAGTAATAATGCTACAACAGAAAAAGTGTTAAGTATAAGTAAGAATATAATGCCACTGCCCGAAAATGTGAATTTGCAAGATATATCAACAAAATTAGTTGAGGTTAATGCAGGATTTAAAGTTGGGAAAACAAGTATTATAAATACTTTAGCATTAAAGAATATAGAAGCAAGTTTAAATAATACGCTAGTGGAGTTATCAGAGAAAGTAAAAAAATCTTTTGATAGTTCAGACGCTAGTGTGCAGGATTTGATGAATCAGTTAACACAAGCTAATAATACTATAAGTCAGTTAAATACTCAAATTTCTAATCTAAAAATAGCAAAAGGAATTTTTTCTATGACAACTAGATTAAGCTCATATGCCTCTGATGCAGGATTTAACATATATAGTCATAGCAAAACACGAGATAAAGCTTACTTTATAGAGATTAATAACCTAGCATTTACACCTGATTTAATTATATTAGAATATAAAAGTTATGATGGCTCAAATCAATATACAATTTGCTCGTTTATAGAAAGTCCTGGTTATAATCAATACTATTTTTTAGAGTTTTATAGTTTATTAAACTCAAATATAAGAACAGATGAGTTTAAAAGAGTAACAAAAAGGGAATTTGGATATTTTAAAATACCAATTTGTATTTATCAAACAGTAATTGAGCAACAATATAATTTAGAAGGTAATGTAATAAAATGGACAGCATTACAAATATAAAAGAGGTGATAATATGAACAGAAATAATAGAATAATTTACGACCAAACAGGCAATATATGGCTTCAAACTGGTGAAGCAACAGGAGATATACAAGAGTGGTCAAAAATAACTGAATTAAATTTTTTGGATGTTGAATTTGGTAGTATAGACTATAGTAAACAATATATAGAGTCTATAAATCCAGTTACAAAAGAACCAATCATCAAAGACATAGAAGTCATTTTAACAGATGAACAAAAGAGATTACAAGCATTAGAAAAAGAATTAAGCATGTTAAAAGAAGAAAATAAAAATAGAGATTCTGAGATAGTAAGCACAGCATTTGAAGTAGAAAATATAAAATTAAATAACAATTTATAGGAGGAAATGATATGTACAATTTATTAAAATTAATGATAGAACAAAAGAACTATAGTACTAAAGAGGATTTGCAACACAAAATGGATGTATTTTATGCAGTAAATAGAATTACAGAAGAGCAATATTTAGAACTTACAAGTTTATTAAATAAAGAAGAAACACCAGTAGAACCAACAGTTTAAGGGAGGTTCTTTTTTTATTGAAAGAAGGTGATTAAATGACTTTTAAAGAGTTAGTTAATAAAGTTAGAAATCTTGTATTAGAAGCAAAGAATGTAACTATAGAGGATACAGAAAATTTATTTGAAAGTGATAATGTTGAGGGAGCATTGAAAGAATTGTCAACAGAGGTAAATGGACAAAGAGCAAAAGGAATTACTATAGTGAATAATTTAATAGATATGATATAAGCGAGGTGAAAATATGACAGAAAAATTAACTGATAATGCTAGTTTAGGGGAACTTATGGCAGCATTAGAAAATGTACAAACTGATTTTCAAACTGGTAAAAATAATATATCTAGTGCATTGGGTAGTCCTTTTATTGGAACAGATAAATTTGGTACAACTAAAACAAAAATAGAAACATTAAAAAATGTATTAGTGGAGACGATTAATTCTAAAAATGTTTCAGCAACATCATCTGAAACATTTACTAATTTGATTGAAAAAGTTAACTGGATTTTTCAATCAATAGAAATTTTTTCTTTAAAAAATAGAATTCAAGCTACAACTTTAAACACTCCTAGCATCGTTTACAATGAAGTATCTAGTATAAAAGGCACATTAAGATTCACAGGCGAACTTAAAGCGTCTAAAATGCGTGCTGATTATGCAACAGCAAAAATAGAGATACTATGTGGAAACCGAAAAGAATACTTTTATGTTACTGACGATACTCCTAGTGCATCTTCTTCTTTTGTAAGATTTACAAAAGATATTATTGTTGAGAATGGCATGGATATAAAAGTACAAATATTATTAACATCTGTAGGAGCAGGAAATTTAGATGGTTCATATGCAGCTCGTGCAGAAATAGAAGAATTAAAAATATTAAGGTAGGAATAAATTATGAAAAAACAAGTATATTATGATTCTTTAGATGAAAAAGAAAAAATAATTAGTGAAAACTCTAATTTATATGTTATAGAAATATATGAAACTTTAAATGAAAATTATTTAGTGTTATCAAGTAGTCCAATAGAAGATGAAAAACTTAGTTATGAAGAATTAGAAAATGAATTATTAATTATGACTAATGAATTACAAGGAGGATTGTTATAATGAATATAAATGAAGTTGTTGTAAGAATATTGGCAGAAAGAATTTTAAACAAAGGATTAAACCCTCTAAAAAATCGAGAATTTGAATTAGATGATGTAACTAATGTAGAATACAGAAAAGCTGTAGAGGATTATATAATTAGAGAAAGTGGAGTAGTCGAAGAAGCAGAACCAACTATATAGAGGGTTCTTTTTTTAATACAAAGCATTAGGAGGCTTACATGAATGAAGAACTTTTCAAAGAGAATTTGAAACGACATGAGGCAACAATAAATAAACATAATGACGAAATAGACGAATTAAAGGTAGCAAATATAGAGTCTAAAGCAGAATTAAAAGCATTGTGTGAGAATCTAAACTCACTTACAAGCATGTTAAAGTGGCTAATTGGAACAATGATTACAACACTAGTAGGGTTCTTTATATTTGCCATACAGAAAGGAATATTTTAATTAATTAGGAGGATAAAAATGGATAATTTAATAAGTTTTATACCAGAGCAACTGCTTTTATTAGTAGTTGCTCTTAATGTATTAGGATTTGGATTTAAGAAATACAAACAGTTAGATAATAAATACATTCCAATCATATTGCTTGTGCTAGGAATTGGATTTTCAATATGGATGCTAGGATTTAACCCTTCATCAATTTTACAAGGTATTTTATGTTGGGGAGTTGCAATAGGAGCAAATCAAGTTTACAAACAACTAAAGGAGGAAAATAAATAATGGAAATAGCAATAGTACCAGGGCATACATTAAGTGGAAAAGGAACAGGAGCAACCGGCTATATAGATGAAGGAAAAGAAAATAGAATTTTAACTGATTTAATTGTTAAATGGTTGAAACAAGGTGGAGCTATTGTGTATACTGGAAAAGTAGATAAATCTAATAACTATTTAGCAGAACAATGTGAAATTGCCAATAGACAAAATGTAGACTTAGCAGTACAAATCCATTTCAACGCAAATAAAACAACTCTAAATCCTATGGGTACAGAGACAATATACAAAACTAACAATGGTAAGGTATATGCTGAAAGAGTCAACAAAAAACTATCAACAATATTTAAAAATAGAGGTGCAAAATCGGATGTAAGAGGTCTTTACTGGCTTAGTCATACAAAAGCTCCTGCAATATTAATAGAAGTGTGCTTCGTAGATAGTAAAGCAGATACAGATTATTATATTAGACATAAAGACATAGTTGCTAAATTAATAGCAGAAAGTATTTTAAATAAGACAATAGATAATAAAGAGAATGGTGAGGGAAAAATCATGTACAAACATACAATCGTTTATGATGGAGCAGTTGACAAAATACCTGCAACTGTAGTTGGCTGGGGATATAATGATGGTAAAATACTAATATGTGATATAAAAGATTACATACCAGGTCAGACAGAAAATTTATATGCTGTTGGTGGTGGAGCATGTGAGAAGATAGGTTCCATGACTAAAGAAAATTATACCATGATAAAAGGTAATGATAGATTTGACACTCTTTATAAGGCATTAGATTTTATAAACAAGTAAATCGATTAGGAGGTAGTAACTGGAAATAGTTACTACCTCTTTTTTTATTCATTTTCAGCTTTTT